GTTGACCCAGAAATGTACGGACGAGGCTTGTCTCGAAGAAGTGCAGAACGTAATAGAGCCAGAAGCCCAGATTTCGTCAAAAGATCGTATTATGGTATCCCTGCATCGGAGAATCCATATAGACGAGAGGTGGGAATAGGCTCTATTCAAAACGAAGTGTTAATTGAACCAGAATTGCTTTATGACGCTAGAAAAGACCCAGATAAACTTTGGATTCCCAATGATCCAACTGGCTCAGAAAAACGCATAGCAGATAGTAATTATACTGGCTATTTTGTAGAGCATCCCAAATTAGGCAAAGTGGCTGCTATATTTGACCCATATGATGTCTCGAAGACTTACATGGTCCCTGTAGCTACTGGCGTTGGGTCTTTAGGCGCAGTGTCAGCATTGCGTGATATGAATGAATCTACACAGCCTCAACCAGACTAGTAATCATATCTTCCACCTTCTCCCACAACTCCTCAATGATAGGGCTATCTCCAGCCCTGTCAGCTTCTATTAGCTGTCCAATTGTGTCCAGCAGGATGTCAGACATCTGATCTGGGTCATCTGTCTCAAATGCGTCCAATATATCGCTCATGATTAACTCCTTGGTTAATTTGCCCATATATTAGCCTATTTAGCCAACAAGTGTTGATTTTTACCTAAATATGGTATTATCGGCATAAGGCACACGACCTTTCTTCGTGGCATTTACCGTAAGGGGCAAAACATGAGCGAGCTGCAACCAGAAGACAACTACACCTATGATTCCGACGACGTAGTAGAGGAAGTAGAGGAAGTAGTCGAAACTGAAGATTCTGTTGAGGAACAGGATTCGGATTCAGCGCCCGAGGCTGAGGAGACTCAGGATAAACAAATCAAGTTCAGTGAAGAACAGCAGCGGATATTTGATGAGGCTGTAGGGAAGAAGGTCTTTAAGCTCCGAGAGAAGGAGCGAGAGGCAGAAGCCCTGAAGAAGCGGCTTGAAGAATTAGAAGCGAAAGTTCCTGAACAGCGTAGACCGCACGTCCCAGACATTCCAGACCCTTTTGCAGTTTCTGACGAGGAATACAGAAGGCAGCTAGAACAGAGGGACAGGGCTATGCAGGCTGCGATTCAGTATGACGCGCAGCAACAGGCTTTGAGGCAACAGCAAGAAATGCTGCGCCAACAGCAAGCCCAGAAGCAGCAAGAAGCACTGACTGAGAAGGTTCAGTCTTATTCCCAAAGGGCTACTAAGCTAGGGATTAAGAAAGAGGATTTACAGGCAGCAGGTAACACGATAGCCCAGTTTGGTATTCAAGATGAGGTAGCTAATTTCATTCTTGAAGAAGACCAAGGGCCGTTGATTACCACTTATCTGTCTAAGAATCTTTTAGAGCTAGAGAAGCTAAAGGATATGTCACCTGCAAGGGCGGCTGTCTACATAGCTACTACGGTCAAGCAGAAGGCTGCTGCTCTTAAACCCAAGGTAAATTCTGCTCCTGATCCATTGGAGCAGCCACACGGCGCTGGAACTGCCCCCAAACCTAGAGGGCCTCAAGGCGCAACATTTGAATAGGAAAAGGTAAAATGGCTAACAATCTTAATAGTAACGTCACTCGGAAAGTGGCTCGGGTCTTCCTAGAAGCATTCGAGGCATCACGAGTTCTGACTAAGACTGTCAACACTCAACTGTTGTCAGGCAAGTTCAACCCTTCATCGGGTTCAAACGTGGACTTCAAGCGTCCTCACGACTACAACTCAATCCGTACTTCTGGCGGTGACATCAGCTCAAGCACTAAGAGCGACATCATTGCAGGTAAGGCAACTGGTACAGTACAGGACTACTTCACAACGGCCACTGAGTGGGGCAACGTGGAAGAAGCATTGGAACTCGACCAGCTTGACCAAATCATTGAGCCTATGGCGCGTCGCATTGTGACTGACCTTGAGCTTGATCTTGGCGCGTACATGAACAAGAACGCTGGCCTCAAGTATGGTACTCACGGCACTGCCGTAGATGCTTGGTCAGACGTAGCAGGCGCTGGTGCATTGATGGACTCTATCGGCGTTCCTATGAGCGACGAGAAGTATTACATCATGAACCCATTCACAACTACTGCGCTGTCTTCAGCTCAGAACGGTCTGAATGCGGCTGATGGCCTTGTTCGTACAGCATGGGAAAAAGCACAGATCAGCCAATCTTTCGGTGGCATGATGGCGCTTACTTCCAACGCACTGCCTAGCTACACTTCAGGTTCTACTTCTGATCGTGCTGGCGCTTTGGCTTCGGCTCCTGACGCAACTTACGTTACAGCTAAGGACACTATGACTCAGGTTCTGTCTCTGAACAGTCTGGGTACTGGGACTATCAAAGCTGGTGACATGGTAACTATCGCAGGCGTTTACCGTCTCAACGTAGCTACTCGTCAGCCTATGCTTGATGCTGCTGGCAACCAAGTTCTGTGGACAGGCACTGTACTCTCAGATGTGACTATCGCTGCTAACGCTGCGACTATCACTGTCTCAGGTGCTGCTATCTACGAAGCTAACGGTCAATACAACAACGTAGACGCAGCTCCTGCCAACGGTGCGGTTGTAACGATCCTTGGTGCTGCTTCAACTCTGTACCAGCCTAACCTCTTCTACACGAAGCAGGCATTCGGCATGGGTACTGTTAAGCTACCTAAGCTCTACTCAACTGACACAATCGCTACTACTAGCGACGGTATGTCAATCCGAGTATCTAAGTACGCAGACGGTGACGCGAATACTCAAAAGATTCGTTTCGACCTTCTGCCTGCCTACGCAACCTTCAATCCGCTGTTTGCGGGTAAAGGCTTCGGCGTATAACGCTAAAATGGACGAGGGGGCTTCGGCCCCCTTTTTCTAATTCTGCGAAGGAATAACGATGGCAACTGTCGCACAGGTCGCAAAGGCATCGCTACAGCGGATTCTGGTACAAGCATCTGAAGCTCAACTTGAGCCAGACGAGTATCAAGACTTTATCTTTGCTATGAACAACTACATGGCTCAGTTAGATGCACAAGGCATTAGCTTGGGTTATACGGAAGTGTCAGATTTAGGTGATACTGTCACAATTCCGACAGGTGCATTGCGTGGACTTATTGCTAACATGGCGATTGAAGTCTCACCTGACTATGGAGGCGTTATCTCTGAGGGATTGGTACTAGCTGCTCGTCAAGGCTTGCAGACTATGCGTACCATTGGTCAGCGTATACGCGCTTCAGCACTACCTTCTACACTGCCTCTTGGCTCTGGTAACGAAGATGAGTCTTGGGGTCTTAACGGACATTTCTACCCAGATCAGGAAGCTGAGATACTTGCTGAGACTACTGGGGCTATTGGTCTGGAGAATAATACCCAATGACTACACGCGCACAAGGTCGTAAGAAAAGTGATTTCGTTGCTAAGACCTCGGTTGAGGCTGGCGGTTATTTAGACTATGTAGTGAATGGTACTAACTACAAGATCAGCTACGACAACTTTGTCTCCAACCTTGGGGTTACTGGCTCAATCATTCAGACAGGCGCTGTCACTGGGTCGCCTGTGCTTGATGTTGATGGGTCTGTTAATAAGATCAGAAACATTGAAAGCGGCTCTGGTGTTAATGCTAATGTCTCAGCAGAGAATGGCATTAAACTCTCTCACAACTTCACCGCTAGTGCAGATGGACTCCCTATCCTGTTAAACACCACAGCAGCATCTCCTACCATTGCAAGCATTGTCGCTGGTTCAGGCATTAGCATTGCCACGGTTAATGGCAGCGGCATTGAGATAACGTCTATCGCTGACCAGATATACGGTCAGGTGACCATGCAAGGTAACGCAACTGCAACGACTATCGCAACGGCTGGAACGGCAGTTAAGGTCGCTGGGACGTGGGTGGTACAAGCAGAATCAAACTTCACTGGAAACACTACAGGACGGCTAACCTACAACGGCTCAACTACTGAGGTTGTTTCTGCAAGCGTGTCTATTACATTTTCTCACGCAGCGGGTGGCACAGATGATTTGGCGGTTTACATTGCCAAGAACGGCTCAGTAATCACAGCATCAAAACTCACTCGTGCGGTTACTGGTAGCGCCAAAGGTAATGTGGGTACGTTCTTTAACGTCTCAATGGATAACTCTGACTACCTTGAGGTCTTCGTGGCTAACGACTCAGGCACCAATAATATCACTGTAGTGGATTGCCTATTCGGGGTGGCCTAATGCCTGTAACTCAGTTACCCATAGCGAATGGTTTTTATGTCTCAGATTCTCTGCCTATCGCAGCTCAAGAGTGTACAAACTGGTATCCGAACATTGTTCAGGGTGCTGGTTTATCTCAAGAGACTCTATTCGGCACTGAGGGACTTACTCAAATTGCTGAAGCGCAAACCGTTAATGATATAAACCGTGGCGCGCATGAGATGGCTGGTAAGCCTTACTTCGTGAATGGCGACAGGTTATACAGGTTAGAAGAAAACTACACGCTGACGTTTATCGGTGACATTGAAGGCACTGTACGAGTCTCAATGGCTGATAACGGCACACAGCTCATGATCTTAGTGCCTAACGGTAAAGGGTATATCTACAACCACGTTACAAATACCTTTGTTGAGATTACGGATTCGGACTTCACTGCGAATGGTAACCCCCAGTTCGTAGT